GAATTAAAATTAACCCTGAAAAACTCCCCTTAAAATATGAATTGAAAGTTCATAGAAAAATGAAAAATTGGCCTGATGCCGAAGGAGTCTTGTATGAAATGGCTCGTTATTTAGAGTTTCAAGATTCAACAGAGATTAAAAAGAAAAAGTTATTAGAAATCGTTTCTAATGATGAAGATAAGTTAGATTTAATTATCAAAACTTTACAAAAAAAACAATTTATTGAACAAGTTGATGATTCAACTTTTAATTTATTAAAGCATGGTTGGGAATAAAAAATAATGGAATCAACGCAGTTTGAACGCTTATATTTAAAATATGTTCTGGAGAATCCAGATTATCTTACAAAAATTAAGATAGAGTTTTTCAGAATTAAAGAATATCAGAGGATGTTTTCCATCGTGAAAAGATTCTTTGAGCGTTTTAGTAAGATTCCAACAAAAAAGCAATTTGAGCATTTGCTTATAGAAAAGAAACTTACGGATAAAGTAAGTTCTGAAGCAGTTGATTCAGTTTATGATACTGATATTAATGAATACGACCAAGAATGGTTAAGAGTCAATTTTCATACATTCTTAGAATATAGGAATATATTGATTGCTCTTGAAAGTGGTGTTGAATATGCTCAAACCACAGAAGTAAATAGTGAAAATGTAAATGATTTCGTTTTTACTATTAAGAAATTATTGATGGATAGTGAAAGTCTAGGACTTGACTTTAATGGAGGTCTTGACTTTTATAATGCTGAATCTCATAAATCTAAAAGAATTGAAAGATTCTCTACAGGTTATCCATTCTTTGATGCTGTTCTTGGTGGTGGTTATGGCTATGGAAATTTAGTTGTATTACTTGGAGAGCCAAAAGTTGGAAAAAGCGTATGGCTTGTAAATTTAGCATGTAATGCTGTAAGAAATGGACATAATGTTTGCTATATAACACTAGAATTACAAGATTTTGAAATCACACAGCGATGTGGTGCTAATCTTTTGAATCTTTCTATGGATCAATATTCTGTTTCAGCAGAAGATCCAATAGAAATGAAACAAAAATTGAAAGAATTCAAATTTGAAAATTCAACATCAGAATTTGTAGTTCCTGGTCAATTATTCATTAAAGAATTTCCAATGTCCACTGCTGCTGTTCCTGACTTTGAAGCATATTTGAAAAAAGAACAAGAAGTGCATGGAATACAATTTGATGTTGTCATTATTGACTATATAGGTATCGTAAAGAATTGGAGAGTTCCAAATTCAGAAAATACTTATATGAAAATTAAACACATCTCAGAAGACCTAAGAGCAATGGGTCAAAAAAATAAATGGTGCGTTGTGACTGCAATGCAAGTAAATAGAGGTGCATTTGCCGCTTCAAATATCAATATCACTAATATTGCAGAAGGTTCTTCTTTAGCTCATACTGTTGATTTTATGGGTGCGATTATTCAAGATCCATTAATGTATAGTGAAAATAGTTATGTCATTAAAGCACTTTTAACACGACATGCTCAAGCGAAAAATTATAGAAAGAAATTCAATGTCAGATACAATTTAATGAGAATTGAAGAAGATGCTGAATCTCCTATAACTCAGGATATAGAATAAAAATAAACAAAAAAATATGAGCAATTCACGATATAAGCGTGGAGATAAAATATTAGATAATGATTTTAATCAAAATAATATTGAATTTAATGCTGTCCAAACTAATAATCTAGATGAAGTCTATGTAAGTCAATATTTAGATTATTGTAAAAATCCTCAAGAGTATGATCGTAGGTCAAGACTTGAAACTCATATTGTTGAAGTTTTAGAACATTCTGAATTTGCTCATTATCTTATTGAGCAAAGGAAATTTCCTAAAAATTTCTTGTCAGACCTTTATGTTCTTGTTCACACAAATACATCTACTATGGAGTGGACAAGAGTTGAATTGATTGATAAAACGGCAGAAATCCTTAAAATCAATCTTTCTCAATTTTTCAATGCTATACCTGTAAAATTCAAAGAAGAACTCCTTAATGAATTAAATGTTGATTTTGAAATATTCAAGAGTAAAAAGATAGGAAGATTATTCTAAATAAGGACTATTTCGTTTTAATTTCAAATCTTGCTTTTTCCTTTCTAAAATTGGAATATATACCAAGATAATAATTAACGATAACTACATGAGTTCTTATTTATCTCTAAATGGTGATTATGCCATCATAAGTCAATCTATTACTAATTTATCAAGGGTTAGTAGTTATCAGATTGTAGAAAATGTTGATTATGATGATGTTGATAATACCACTGTTGAAAAAGTCTTTCGTTGGAGTTACGACCAAGAAACTTATTCTTCATGGGTTGAGTTAAATCAAACTAATGTTGAAAATGTATCTTTAACTAATCAAACAATTCTTTATCTTCAAATAAGATACACTCTCATATCAGGTTCGCCTCTTACAATCAATAGCATTGAACCATTAATTATTACGATACCTGAAAGTACTGATGATAATGTAATTCAACCTCCATCTAACGCATATACATCTGGTAATCATAGGGGTGCAGCATTTTTAAATAATTTCTATTTTGATCCATATGCGGTTAATTTAGCCGTAGAACTACAAAGAAAACTCTCCTACAATGTAAACCTCATATTTGGTCATAAAGCTGCTTATATCAGAGTTACACCACAAATGCGATCATTAGATGTCATTCTAAGAGAATATGGAATCTATGAATCATCAAAAGATTACAAATGTGTTAAAATATTAGTCCCAAATAATCAATTCCCAGATTCAAAATTAAATTTCAATCCATTTAATATTGATTATGAAGAACCTTTTGAAGTCCATATAGATAAACGATATTTTGAATCATTCTTTGGAAAGGGAATTGGGCCTCAAAAGCGAGATATAATTTATTTACCGATAGCAAATAGATTGTTTGAAGTTGCATCTTCAACGCAACATAGAGATTTAATGTACAAAGACCTTTATTATAAAGTATCTTTGATTAAATATGCAGATAAAGCAAATGTTTTGAAAGATGAAACTATTATGAGTGAATTGGATGAATTATCAAATTCTACGGCAGAACTCTTTGATAATAAGATTGACCAAGAATTAAAGAAGATAAATAATACCCAACAATTTACTGTTGCTACAAGAAAATCTGATAAAGTAAGAGATTATATTGATAGCAACCTTCTTATTGAAGAAAGAGATTTAGTAAATTATCATACACTTATATCACATTATCGTTATGATTTGAGTGCTTCTATCACAGATAGCAATAATGTTGTAAGAACTATGGTTGATTATTTAGTTCCTGTAACATGGGATGAAACAAGTGAAAGAGCTTTAACATGTTGGTTCTTATTAAGAAATCCAACATCTCTAATTCGTTCTGTTACTATTCTTGAAGAATATGGAACAGAATTGGTAATAACTACCAATGCTGATGTTGGGGCTTCTGTTGGAGATACGGTAACATTTTCTAAAACAAATTCTGAACTTACATTTTATGCGACAGTTTTGGAAAAAATAAACGCTACAAAGATAAGAGTTCAGATAACTGATTCTGTGCAACAATATTTAAATAACACATATCCAGATTGGTCATGTAATTGTGTAGGTTTGAAAGTTAGAAAAAATTATCCAAGAATTTTTATAGATGGGTTGTATAATAGTCAAGGATTTCGTTTAGAAAACCATGATAGAAGATTCTTTAAGGCAACAGTCGGTAGTGATATTTATGATTTTATTTTACCGAATAACTTAAATTTGGATACTTGGTATTGTTTGGTATTCAACTATTCTGCAAAATATAAGCAACTTTCTTTAACCATATTAAAGAGAAAGTGGAATCCGAATACAAATACACCAACGACTACAGAAATGGATGTAGTTTATGAATATATCTATAATAATATTGAAATAAATGATGTATCTCATCCATATAAATATAAAGTATTGGCTAGTTATATGAAGATGACTAATCTTCGTTTAATGTCTGTTACCATTGAACCTGAAAAAATGGTTAAATTTTTAAATGAATCAATAGTAGCAGATTCCGATCAATCAATTATTATTGATAATGCTATCCCAAGAATGCGACTACCTTATGTCGGTGGTCATCCAAACAAATTATTGTAAAATTCTATAATTTTATAATTTAGGAAATAATTATGGATTCAAAGAGTCAAGATTTAGATATTCTAAGAGAACTTGAAAAAGTCAATAATGAGATTCAAGGCAGAATACAAAATGATCCAAAAATACTTCAGTCTGTTACAAAGCCTAAAACTGGTTTTACAGATTTTCGTAAAATATTAGATGAAACCAATCAAAGTGTAAGACCCATAGTTGAAGCATTTTGTGAGTCATATGTTTCAACTGAAAATATGTTAAATCCAAGAGTTCAACAAAGACTTAATGTTGATTCAATTGCTCTTTCTGAAATATTATGGAAAAAAGCAGTAAGTGATGTTGCTTTAATTCAAATTATGGAAAGAATTGATTCTGGTGATGATGATTTCAAAATGTATACAGCACTTGCTTCATTATTAGGTTCTAAAAATAATTTACCAAAAGAACTACTTCAGACAATTATGGTTCTTGAAAAAAACTATAAAGATTTGAAGAGTGAACTATTTGAGCAGAGTAAGTTACCGATAGATGATATTGAAGGTGTTAATGCCAATTCTATGAAATTTAGGGGAACTCGTAATCTTCTTATGGCTATCAAAAATGCCTCAGAAATAGAAGATAGTAGAAAAACTTTAGAGGAAGAAGAAAAACTCAAAGATACCACAGAAGAAAAAATTGATATTGTTAGGTTAAAATATCAAGAAAATAATAATTCAGATAACGAAAATTCTGTATAAATTTCTTATATTGTATTAGAATACAAATAGATTTATTAAGGATTTTTTAATGAAAACCGCTACCTCTTTTCTCTTAACTAATAATGAAGAACGAGTTATTAAGAACTCTATAATTATGCTTGGTTTGAAAGATAAAGAATATAAAAATTCTGATTCTTCTAATTCATTTATTGAATTTACAATTCATTTAATTGAAGATACCATTTCAAAACATAAAGATATAGAATGGTTTATCTTTGATGCTCAATTAGAAAGTGATAGTCAAGAGAATATGTTAATGTTCAATGCTTACCTCCCATTATATCTCCATAATAAATATCCAAATTTGAAATTTATACATATTACAAAAGGTAGTGTTTTTGGGAATGATAATTGGAACAATTCTTCTGAAATAGATAAACACTCTCCTGAAAATTATTTTTCAAAATCAATCTCTATTGGAGAACAAAAGAGTGATAGAACATGGAATTTAAGATTTGATGTTTTTGACGATGAATTATTAAATAGAGAATTTTCCGAAGGTAAAGTATATTATGGAGAAATTGATAAAAAATACTCTTTAATAACGAATAATGCTGCCAATAAAATAATAGAAGGAATTATTGATAATCATGCAGAATTAAAAGCAGATACATATCATATTATTCCAAATAATACACAGACTGAATATGAGTTATTGCATTACATAGCATGGTCTAAAAATGCAAAAGGATATATTGAAAGATCATCTTCGATAGTTCCCATTAATAATGTTCTTAAAACTTGTAAAAAGAGAGAACTTTCTAAAATTTGGGATTTTGCTGGTTATCCTGAAATACCAAATTTCAAAGAATTATTTGATGAAATCACTCAAGAGTTAGTATAACAAAAAAGGGCAGAAATAATCTGCCCTTTTATTTTGATATGGATTGTAAATTATACTGGCTCTGTTAATTTTTCAATAGTCCATAATAAAGCCAATCTAATTGATGCCTGAACATCTCTTCTACAATATTCAGTAATCTCATCAATTTTTCCATCATAATAAAATTCCTTAACGCTTTCACCTTTGACTTCACCTTGCTTCGGAGAAGGTACGCCCATTAATTGACAAACTACATCAAAATTACACATACCATTTATAGTATAGGCATCAGTCCAAACTCTATACAAATCATATGCAGCAATTTCCCAAGGCTTTTTATCAATAACATCAAAATGAGATGGTGGTAAAATATGATTTGCAAGCATTCTACGATAGACATAAGGTATATCAAATCGCTTTATATTATATCCTGATAAAATATGTTTATGAAACTTTGTATTACATAATTTTCCAAATTCCATAAGCATTTCTTTTTCACTCATTGTAGAATCATTCAAAGATTCAACCTTCCACTTTTTTGTATCTACATCAAAATATCCATAAGATATGCAAATAATCTTGCCATATTCAGGATATAGAGAGCCATATTTTTCAAGCATAGATTCGGGCTCATTCTTATAGGCATCGTTCATTTTACATTTGTCTAACCAAATATTTGCCACTTCTGATTCATTCTCTTGATATTCGGCAAAAGTGTTGTGCCTAACTGTAGTTTCAATATCAAAAAATAAACAATTTTGCACATAATTTAGCGTTTGCATAAACACATCCTTATAGTATTAAAAACTAATTATACTACAAAGATAAGAAAAATTATTGATTTTCCTTCAATAATTCGAAAATATTGAAAGTAAAATCACAATTAAATGAGGTTTGTTGGGGTAAAGCAGATGTATAACTCAATTCTAAAGTGCTCATAGTGGTCATAGTAATTTGTTGTAATTTAATGGCAACAAACTCCCTTCCACCATAATCCAAGAGTCTTAATCTACAAGTCGGTAGGTATTCAATCTCATTATCGTATTCTAAAAACAATCGTAATTGGTCGTAAAGAATAAAGTAATTTATGTATCCCTCTGTTAATTTGAAGGTTACTGTAAATTTTTGATTTGTAAGTAAATGTTGAGGTAAATGTCCTCTCCAAATAGTCTTTCTAGCACTCAAATATTGTTCACTTGAAGGAACACTTATTTCAGGCAAACGAAATGATTGTATGGTATGATTAATGAAATCTGAAACATTATCTATAGGTAAAGGCAGAGCTCTAATATATGCCCTATATTTTTCTTCAATTTGTGGAAAGAAGAATCCTTTTGGGAATCTGAAGTCAAATAAATTTTGTCTAGCATTTAATATCATAATCTATAAGAATGTTATAATGGTATTCTTGTGCCACTATTGCCACCACCACCACCAGTACCACCTGGAACAGCTTTCTTTATTATATCCCATTTATGTCTTTGTTCATAAGGATTAGTTTTTATGTTCAAAAATCGATTGCTTCCTATTCCACCTGTATCTGTCATTAGATACACACCTTCTACTAAATTTGGTGCAATGATGTTTTTAATTTCTATTTTAACATATCTAATATCAAAAGTATTATTACCCCCACTCAAAAGAGATTGTCCTTTTTCAGTTAATTGTGAATAAATAATATCACCTACTACTAAATACTGAATTGTATCTACTTGAACAATAACTCTTCTATTATTTGTCTTAAAACCATCGTATGTAAATGGTGTAAATTTATAGAACGATTCAGTTGTTCCGTTTGATAAATTCTTAAAAGTTAATTCATTTCTTACTTGACTATCCCAATCAATAACTTTACCGTATACAATTTTGTCCGTGTTTTCAGAAGGTGGGTTAGTACCTGTACCTGAATTAGATCCTGTATTATTTCTTACATTTCTATTTCTTTCTCTAGCAATAGGAGTAAGATTATATTGTGGATCTGAAAAATTATTATTTCCACTTGCTGTATTTGTTGTACCACCTATCAGTCTATTCAGTGTTGCATTAACATTTGAATTAGCATTAGTACCAACTGAAGAACCCGATCCAGCAAGTTGGAAACCTTTCTTTGAAGTATCTAGTCCAGCATCAATAGTTATTGGGTTAAAGCCAGTTGATGGCAATACGCCTAAATCATTACCTGATTTACCTGCGAAATCTACATAATTAATTTTACTTGCTAAATTTGTAATAGTCACATTGTTATTATTATTTATACCAATGTTTCTATTCAAAATATCAGATGCTCTAACTCTACTCCCTTGTGTTCCTTGTGTTCCTTGTGTACCAGTTCCTTGGTTACCTTGATTACCAGTTCCTTGATTACCAGTTCCTTGATTGCCTGTACCTTGATTACCAGTTCCTTGATTGCCCGTACCTTGATTACCAGTTCCTTGATTACCAGTTCCTTGATTACCTTGGTTTCCAGTTCCTGTATCTGTAGGTGTCGCATTTTCTAAATCTTCAATAGATTTTAATATTTTATTAAGTTGGTCTTGAAATGCAGCTATATTAGCATTTTCTGCCTCAGCTGCTTTTTTAGCTTGATCTCTTAAATCTCTTTCTCTTTGATTGAGAATTTTTTCACGACTATTGACATCATTCTGTAATGTATTAAGTAAATTGGATTGATTTGTTTGAGCAAGTTTTTGAGCATTTAATCTTGCTTCAAGTGCCAACAATTCAGACGCTCTTTGATCCAATTCAGATTGTCTTGAATTAAGAGATAATTGCCCAGTACGAATCTTATTAAGAATTCTTTCTAATTCAGCTTTTCTTATATTTTCAATATCATCTTTAACTTTATCAGCATCTTCCATTCTTCTCCATTTACCTGTATAAAGCGTTGTTTCACTTACACCTGAACCAGTTGGAATAACTTGAATAACTTGAAGCATACTTTTAGCTACAAAGTAACTTACACCATCAAAAATCAATTCAAAATTATCTGTATCCCCTTTTGAATAATATTCTTTTGAAATAATATTAAATTCTTTATTTGCTACTGCTCCAACATAAGTATCGCTAACTTTTACTTTTATAAAGGAAGGTACTTTTGATGTGATGTAAAAAATACCCTTTTCGATAGCATAAATATTGGATGCTTCTTTTGCAGGTATTTTAAAAATAACTTCACCTTCTGCTAAATTAGTAGAGTAAAACCCTTCTATTTTTGAGAATTTAACTCTTTTATTATCATATTCTATTACAAGGAATAAATCAACATCATATCGTAAATCAAGACTTGTTGTTTGATTTCCCTCTAAATATCTATGCATTTTGAATTTGACATAATTCTCATAAGGGTGAATGAGAAGAATTGCTTCACCTTGACCGAAAATAACATCCCAATTCCAAACAGATTCCGTTGTAAATGTTCCGTCACTTTTTAAAATAACATTAGATGTATTTACAGCAATTTCATTAAAATCAAAAAATGTAGGAGTGTATAGTTTTTCAATCTTCTTTTCTATATTAGATTTATTAACTTGAAGTTTAGTCTCTTCTATAATTTTATTATAAATCTTAAAAGAACGTACATCGGTATTTAAATTAACCTTTTCAATTTTTCTGCCATAGCGTTTTGGTTCAAAAGAAGTTACTGATGCAGTTCTCACAATTTGTGAACCTGTATCTTTATCAGTAAGTCTCATCACATAATCTATACTAAAGGAATATGCAGAATCTGCATTTTTCAAGATGGGTCTAAATCTTTTTGGAGCATTAAAGTCTCCTTCCTGTATAGATACAAAATAATCACTCTGAACTTGACTAAAACCTACTTGCTCGTAAATATACAATTCGTGGAAAACATAATAGTCTCCACCAATACCATTAAGATTAGTGACTAAATCTTCAACGAAACCACCTTGCCATGAAGGATAATATTCAAAACAATCTTCTTCATCATTCTCAACAATTACTGCATTAAGAAGACTAAAAGAATCTTGTTGTTTATAGGTAACATCGGTAACATTCCCAGTAGTTAAACTAAGAACAGTTCCATTATCATTACTTGTAGAAATTTCTCTAAGAGTAATAGAAATTAGACCATTCTTTTCAAAACCTTGATTATCAGAGGATAACCAATATGCTAAAGCTCCGCTTGTGGGATTAGAGTAATACTCTTCATTCAAATAGAAAAGGGAAGGGATTAAAACTTCAATATATCTATCATAACTTCTTCCTGCAATTACTATAGGACGAGCATTGAATTTAATATATTCATCGCCCTTTAAATATGCTATTTGAGCTATTGTACATTTTTTACCTGAAACCTCAGGATATTCAACACTCAAAAGCAAACCATCTAAATCTTCTAAATTATATCCTGATAAAAGATGAAGTTTTAAAGTTTCATATTCAACTGGCCATTGCGTAGAAGTTAAATTCCCTAAAAGTTCTTGAGAAAGATTTGAAGCATCATATACATTATATGGAATGGCTCTATCTTGGTCTAAATGTGCCCAAGACCTTATATCAGTTAATCTAACGGCAGATCTATCTAAAATATTAGAAGTAGGATTATTTCCTTTGGTTACATTTAATATCTGTCTTTCATTTGTATAAGAAGAATCTATTAACAAAAAAGACTGAGTATTTGTAGATATAGTTGTTACATCGTAATCTAATTCTACTAATGCATAGTTTGATATTTGAAGTAAAGATTTTGCCATTTTAGAGTGAAGTTTTTACTGTTTTTGATGTACTTGCAACCTCTGCCGTTGCAGCGAGACTAGTCAACACACCTGGTGAAGGTGGCCACTTAGCATCTGTTGCAGCAGCGAGTGCTTTTAGAAATACCCACAATGGTTCTGCACATATATTAGAAAATACAGGTGCTGCACCCAATTCAGTCTTTACGCCATTTACATGGACATTAGAACTATTAATTTCAATTTTAGTAGGAGCAGTTGCTTCTATCTTATTATTTGCTACAATAGTTATATTTGAGCCGTTTAATTCGATTACAGACTGCGTAGCGTCATGTTCTATCGTTATAGACTTATCTGGATTTATCGTTAAATGTGAGCCATTTAAGTGGTATTTAAGACCAATTGATGGACTATAGAGGAGTTTCATCTTCTCATCTTCATCATAAGTAACGACATGTGAATTCAAGTACGAAGCATCTAATTCAGCACTCATTGCCTGATTTGCTATTGGGATGCTCCAATAAACAGGACTATAAGAATCTCCATTCTCAAATTTAACCCTAACTATCGTATCAATTTTAGGAATACTTATAGAACCAAACCCCTTAGATTCACCGCCTGCAAATGTCGTATTATAAGCAGGAAATGCCCATGGTAATTCTTCATCAAGTAGTTCATCGAACACACCTAAAATCCGAATTTTGCAACGACCTATCCTTTCAGGATCATCGTTAATCACAACTTTTCCAAAATAAGTTTGAGTTCTTTCCATAAGTCCTATATATCAAAAAAAATATAACTTGAAAATTTTATCTAAATATTACCTCAATCCTATATTTTTAGGACTTGCTGTATTATTAATATTAGGTTCTTCCAATTCAATTCTAGTTTGAATTGTATTTCTATTTGTAGAACCTTCTAATTCTATTTTAGTTTGTGTAGATTGATTTCTTATAACTCCTATTGTAGGCTTTTCTACTAATCCTATATTTTTCAATGGAGTATTAGTTAAAGGAGAAGAACCTTGTAATTCAACATTTTTCACATCAAATGATCCTTTACTTCCTTGTCCTGTTAAATTAACATTACCAAAAGATGTTGAATTAACTTCACTTCCTTGTAAATTTACGTTTTTATCCATAGAAGTTTGTGGTGTTTTACCAGATAATTCTACATTCTTTTGCATAGTTATAGAATTTTGAACACCTTTTAGTTCAACATTTTGAGTAGAAATATTAGTTTGAGGAACACTACCTTGAAGTTTTACATTTGTTTCAGTTAAATCACGAAGTGGATTTGCTCCTAATAAAGTTTCTTTTCCTAAATCTTTAACATCAGATTGTGTTGATGTCATATTACCAACATTAGGAGATGAAAAATTTCTCATAGGTTCTTTACCTTCAAGTGTCTCAACACCCAAATTATTATTAGGACGAGTAGTAAATCCTTGTAAATTGGCATTAGTTTCTATTAAATCTCTTTGTGGAGAAGAACCTTCGAGTTCAATATTAGCATCCATTTTATTTACAGGGGTATTCCCTTCTAAATTAGCATTCGTTTCTGTCAATGTTCTTTGTATAGAAGGTGATGCTAAATCAATAGTTTTTTCATCAAAAGAGCGAATCGGAGAAATTCCAACTAAATCTACATTTGGACTTTCAAAAGATGTAGCAACATTTGGAGATATAAGATTTTCTTTTTGAGAATTAAAAGATGTTTGAGGTGATGCTCCAACTAAATCAATACCTGAAGGGTTTAATTCTTTTAAAGATTCATTACCAGTTAAAGATACATTATTGTTATTAAATCTATTTAGAGAAGATGTACCTACTAAATTAGCATTACTTGGAATCAAATCCTTTAGAGCTTCTGCTCCTGTCAAATCAGCATTACTTGGAACTAAATCCTTTAAAGGTTGTGCTCCTTGTAAATTGGCTTGATTTGGAACTAAGTCCTTTAAAGGTTGTGCCCCTGTTAAATCAGCATTACTTGGAACTAAATCCTTTAGAGGTTGTGCCCCTGTTAAATCAGCATTACTTGGAACTAAATCCTTTAAAGGTTGTGCCCCTGTTAAATCAGCATTACTTGGAACTAAATCCTTTAAAGGTTGTGCCCCTGTTAAATCAGCATTACTTGGTGTTAAATCTGTTTTCTTTCCAGCTCCTTGTAAATTAGCATTCGTTTCATCAAACGAAGTTTTAGGAGTGGAGCCAGTCAGATTTTCTTTTATTGGATTTAGTTTTGTTTCTTTCCGAACTTCTGAAAATTCAACATTATCAGGCATTGTTGTTTCTACTCTTGGCTTTTCAAGTTCTATATTTTTTTGGTCAAATAATTTATTTAAAGGATCAGGATTTAAGAATAAACTTTGTCCAGGTCTACCGATAGCTTGGAATCTAGGATCAGATCCTTCTCCTGTTAAATTTGCTTGAACATCACTTAAAGAACGTTGAACACTTGGAGCGGATAGTTGAATATTAGAAGGAATACCATCTCTTAAATTAGGAGGAGTAGGTCTTCCTGATGTTTCAACATTAATACCTAATGCACCAGCCAAAGCAGGATTTGAAAAGTTTTGAGCAACTTGATTCAAGTCACCATTTAATATACCTAACCCTACTCCAGCTGCGGAACGATATAGTTCGTTTCCGTAAACATTTTTTGCTATATTTTCAGTAGCCATACTTAATGCTTCTTGAGCAAGTTCAGATGCTGTATCTCCAAAGAAATCACCTACTGAACCTAAAAATCCATCACTAGTTGTTCCACCTGATAATACCCCACCTATTCCAAATGGTAAAGCACTCACACCTTCGCTAATACCAGCACCCAAAACATTTCCAAAACCATTATCTTCTAAAATAACACGCTTATTATCACCTTTCTCTCTTTCAAGATTTTGAAATTCTTTCCAAGAAGGAAGTATAGGTTTAGCAACATTCTTCAAATTTTCTGATAATTTTGCTACTCCATTTTCATCACTAGATTTTAAAAGGTTTTCTAAAAGATTATCACTTAAAGCATATTTTAACAAACTATATGTGTTTGTTTCTAAAACTCTACCGATATTTATAGTAAATTCAGAGTCAAATGCTTTTATATTTGAATGACTAAGATTTGAAATACTAGAACTATTGTACATATCAAATTCACAATCTTGACAATCAAATAATAGGCATGAATAATGATTGTCCCACCATTGTAGTCGTTTTACGAAAGAAAGAGCACCATCATTAACTCTACCTAATAGTTTACCACCAATATTACTACCATTGAAAACATCTATATCTCTTAAAGCATCAAGTGCTTGTCTTGGATTTATAGAGTAATTGTCTTCTGTGACTGCAAGTTGTCTGAAATCTCCAATTAAAATGCTCATTCTAAATCTACGCATATTAATTGGTAAAATCCATCTTCTATATTTCCTATCGTATGCGGCCTTACGATATAAATCCTTCAAAGCGTGGATTTTATAATCTATACTTTCAAGAGTTTTAATAGTAATAGTTGCTTCTGATCCTCCTCTAGAGGAAAATTTTGATGGATATCCTTGAGAATATAAACTTCCTAAACCATCTACACTTTGAAAATACCATGGAGTTTTTTCACTAATTGATTTGAGCATTTCGATGAATTTTTCCATCATTCTTGCTCTTTCAGGTTCTCCAACAGAATAAAGAAATTGAACAGCAGATTCAGGACCACTTGTTAAAAGTCTATTAGATACATAATCAGGATGTTTTGAATCTCTTGGAACAAATTCAAACTTCAAATGAAATATAGGATATGTAGGGTCTTCATAATTATAATTATTAAGAATACCTGGGTCTCTAACACTTGATATCCCTAAAAATTTTCTTAAAAAAGCATCTGCTGCGTATACCATAAATTACTTTTTGTTACTTTATTCGCCACCATCTCCACCATCCATACTACCATCAAGAGTAAATGGTGCTTCGTAGCGACCCATAGAAGTTATGCTACCTTCACTATCCTTTGTATCATTATGATCGCTAAATTGATCGTGATTTTTTAATTGAAGGTTTTTAATAAAATCTTCAAAATGCAGAATTGTTCCATGAGGTTGGAAATGGGTTATACCTTTTTCAGGATGATAATGCTTCATTGGATCGGTTTTCTTTGCCTTTCTATCTTTTTTAGCCTTTTTGAGAAAACCTTGAGTAAACACTCCATAAGCATTAAACACATCTCCACTTCCAGCAGATGTTGCAGTTGGTGGAGTAACAGCACCCATTCCAGGTGTAGAACTTAAAGTTGAAAATTGCTCATCAACATGTTTTGGAAGTTTCTTTCCTTTCGGGGTTTTAACATAATCTTCCAATTCTTTATAAGTCATTGATTTGGCAATATCTTTAACATCTTGAGATACTTCCTCGCTTTTAATATAACCTTTCTTATAAGCGAGGGCTAGTCTCATTAGATTTAATTGAGCTTGAGATTTTGCAGGCATAATTTTGATTTTTTTTATATATCCTTGATATTTTACATCAATTAAATTGGATAAACCAACTTGGTGGTGCTTCTTTATCAATCTGTTCTTTTACTTCTTGAAGTTCTCTTTCACCAGCATCTTTTAACAGACTACCATTTATTGTTACTCCTGATGGGAGTTGGTAGGTATACAAACTATACATAAATCCTAACTGAATTTTGCTTTTAGCAAAAACCCATCTAATAAATAAATCGTCATCATAAAGACTATCTTGTGAAACCTTTGAATAGCATTTAACAATAGAACTAGTTCTTGGATTACGACCTGTTACTTTAATTCTTTTGCTATTAGGGTTAAAAGAATAAGCGATGGTATCCAAAAAGTATGCTTTTGTTATATCCCAATAAGCATATTGAGCAGTTCTTAATACCAAATCATCACCAATAATAGGCGAAAGAAAGAGTTCAGATGCTATAATTTTATTTTCTGTAATATCTCGGTCAACTATACCAATTCTTGAACCACCACGGATTTCTCTAAAATCCTGAATAGTCATCACACAGTCTGGCATCTGAATATATCTTCTATCTGTAAATTCTTTAGTTCCGAAATAAGAATGAGGTATGATATAATAATCAGATTCAACTGCAAATTTATAATTGATATAAAACCATCTTTCAGCATTTTTTATGATACGCTCAATTTCTCTTGGGGATATAGAATTTGGCAAACCACTTGAAACTGTCAATTCATCTTGTGTGAGTTCTACAAGTTCATCGAGTGTCATAGTTAAAGATTATGTTAATTTATTCTATATATCCTAATTAAATAAAGAATGGAAATAAAAAAGCCCCTTATCGGGGCATTTTAACTATAAAGATTTATGAGGATTTTTTGTAGTTCCAAGTATTCTTCAAATACTTCTCCTTGTTCTTCGCATATTTCAATCAAAGTTGAAGAATCTTGAGTTGTTCTGAGGGTTGTGTTTTGAAAATCTAATTCAACGAAAATATTGTATAAATCCACAAAGTCTGGGAGTTTTTCAACTTCTTTTTTAAATTTTTCAGATAAAATAAAAACGAAGGTCTTATCTTTATCCATCATTTTATCATACATTTCATTAAGAAGCGTATCAAAGTTGAATTTTATATTTTCAATTTTTTCAGTAGAACTTGTAATAACATTTGTTAATTCTTCAATATTAGTCCTATCCTCAAAAGATTCAGAAGCTGCTAAAGCAACCATAACAAGTAATTTTAATAATTTTTTACGCTCAAGGATTCAAGAAAATACTCTTATTCATATACATAATTAAATCTACTAACTTTCTGAATAAAATCCTCAAGTTGATTTTGTAATCAACTATGAGGATTTAAATTTTCTTTAATGTAATATGAAATTCAACCATCTTTAATATTAAACCCTCAAAAAATTTGTAATCAACTATGAGGATTTAGATTTCCCTTTAAGCAAATAGAAAATTATATATCAAAAATAATTATTATTTTTTAGTCATTTAGCAAAATATACCTAAAACTGTAATCATAGATAAAATAATAATGATGCAATATGAGATATAGGTATACTTTTTACTTGGTAAAAGATATTTCCAATATGTGACTAAAGTATTGAGAATAAAATGCAACCCAACAAGACATAATACAATAAAAATGGGGATTATAAAGTTTTTCATAGTATTAGATGAAAATGTGAATAATAGACAAAATAATGCTAATTGAAATAATTAAATCAGATATTGATTTTTTAGTTTTCATAGTGGATTTAAAGTAAATTAAATTAAATATCGGAATCAGTTTCATCATCTTCATGGCTGAGAAGATTATTATTAAAAAAATCCCATCCATCTTCATCTAAAAATACACCTTCCTGATTTTCTTCATCGATGTATAAAGTTGTTATAGGATAATCTAAAAAAAGAACATTGTCTTCTTCATCTTCAAATCTTCTGTATACGATTTGAAACTCATCCATAGATTCAGGTACTTTGTTAAAAAAATCTCGTAGTTCTTTAATTCTCATAGTTATTGTTTTTTTAATTCTTCAATATTCAACTGACTTACATCCTGAAATTTCAAACCATGCCCTAAAAGAAAAGTTTGTATTAACTCACTTTCTTTGATAGATAGTTCTGTCTTTCTTTGGATTTTCGCCATGATTGTTGAATAGTTGATATTACACTCTTCGCAAATCTTTTTAATCTTGACGATATCACTTAACCGAATTAAATCTTCGATTGTAATCATTGGATTTCTTTGTTACGAATTTTTGCAATTATTATATGCAATTCCGCAAATTTGTTCAAAAAACAAAGTAATCAAAAAAATGCCCTCAAAAGAGGGCATTCTATTACTTCTTTTTATTGCCTCTTTTTGATGGTTTTGTATCACCATCGGTAGATTTAGGTAAAGCAGATGCGGGTTTTCTTCCTCTCTTCTTTACAGTTATTTCTTTTTCTGTTGATACTTTTTTAGCACTTTTTTTACCAACAGTTTCAACTTCTTTCAAAAATTTAACAGGTGATTTCTCTTTTTTAGTCTTTTTAGTTTTTGAAGTTTTTTCTTCAACGACTGGAACACTTGAAGCAGGAGTTGATTCTGCATTTGAAATCTCTGATGCCTTTGAAAAGATATGAAGATAATCTTTTAAAAAGAAATAAATTGAACCAATTATAAAAATTGATATAGTAAATACGAAAAATGACATAAATATATCGTTATTTTTAAGGTAAAAAGTATATATCCCGATTAAAATGCGATTTAATCAATATGTTTTTTTCTTTTGTATGCTTCTAATCGTACCAAAATATTATTTTCTTCAAGCATAAATCCTTCTTTATTCATATTATCAATAAGTTTTTTTAGAATAGGATTTATACTATCTTCTTTAAGATCAATTTTAGGTTGCTTCATAGGTCTAAAGGCATTTTTATTTTCCATAGCGTTCCTTTAACCAATCTTCATTTTTCTTTTTATTATTTTCAAGCCAATCAAAATTGTTCTTGTACCAATAAGCAATTTCTGATATTCCTTGCTCTAAATTAAATTTCGGTTTCCATCCCAAGTTAATTAACTTTGTACTATCAATAGCGTAACGAACATCATGTCCTTGTCTATCAGTTATATGGTGAAATTTGGGTTCTTTCCCTAATTCCTTTGCAATCATTTCTAAAAGAGTTATATTTGGAGTTTCTACTCCAGTTCCTATATTGTAAACCTCACCTGAAGTTCCATGCTTAAAGGCATAAAGTATTCCTAAACAATGATCGTTTATGTGAATCCAATCTCTTTGTTGTTTTCCATCTCCATAAATGGATATAGGGTTATCATTGAGAATGTTATAGATTGAAAGAGGAATTAATTTTTCAATAGTTTGATATTCTCCATAGTTATTAGAACAGCGAGTTGTAATAACATCAACACCAAATGTCGTGTGATATGCTTTTGCTAACATTTCCGAAGATGCTTTAGATGCTGAATACGGAGAACTTGGATTTAAAATATCATTTTCAGTAAATCTTATTCCTTCGGGAGCAGAACCATACACTTCATCCGTAGAAATAAGAATAATTCTTTTTCCTATGCTTTTAGCATATTCTAAAACCCTTTGAGTTCCAATAATATTAGATTCAATAAATATATCAGGATTTTTGATTGATTTATCTACATGAGTTTCTGCTGCAAAGTGAAATATAGAATCTATATCATCTGAAAGAGAATCGTAAGAATCTTTATTACAAATATCATGATTGAGAATTGTAAGATTGGGGTTAGTTATATCTACTCTATTTTCATCCGCAGCATAACTATAATTATCCAATATTGTTACCTTTTTTCCATAGCGAAGCAATAGTCTCGCAAAGTGACTACCGATAAATCCCAATCCGCCAGTAATTAAAATGTGATTCATATTAGCAAAGAGACAAAAGTGTATTATGAAATAGTTTCATATCTTCTTTTGAGATTTTGTCAAATGTATCTTCCATATTATGACATAATCCCCAAATTTTTGGATAGCCTGTTCTCATAGTTGCCGTCTGAATATCTTCATCATCTAAAATACCAATGCACATAGCAGGGACTCCGTGCATAGATAAAACATAAGCATCATTATATGGAGTTGATACTTTATGAGCATTTATTTTTTTAATAATAGGTTCGCAATTATCAGGGAATTTTTCAAAAGAGCTTACCCAAATATGTTCACCTAATCCTGTAAGTTCAAGATTTATACAAACTTCTATATTTCCAAATTCACCTTTATGTATATCTTCTGATAACACTTGACTACCACAACAATGTATATTTACATGTTCTTCTGAATCAACGATTGCAAAATGAATAGGTCTTGAAAGTTCTGCATTTTTTAAGGTTTTCATCATAGCAATTAAGTGACATATTGATGCAGTATTGTCTTGACAATTTTGAGAGCGTTCATTATTAATGTCGTGATGTGCTAAAAATAATAGCCCATCTTCTTCACTATCCTGATTAAATGACACATAGAAATTAGTAAAATATCTTTGCTCATATCCAGGTACTACATAGTGCTTAATCCTATAAGGAATCTTATAAGTATCTAATAGTTCTTTAATTTTCAAAAGACGTGGAGTCCAAGTTGGAGCATACCTATCAAAAGAAGAGTGTGATTCAAGTTCTGAAAACATCTTAAGCAATTCATAAGCAGATGCATCATAAGTAATATTCATAAAATCCTAACAAAAATAAAACATCAAATAAAATAATATAAAATTGGTGGAGGTGAGGGGAGTCGAACCCCTGTCTTAACTTCCAAGTTACTAGACCACTACAACCATAGTCCTTTTTTAATAAGAATTATTTAGACAAAGGACAGCCGATAATTCTTTTGCTTTCTAAAGTTCTCTATAAGCCGAAAGCATCTTATAGTATATGCTATTATAGGCGACAAGTGATATAATGAGAATAGCCACAAATTAAATCACTTGGAATCAAGCCGCTACTGCGTATTGATTCTGGGTACTTTCAACCATTGGATAAAGGTTGAAAATATGTGTGCTATTATTGCCACTTATAATTTACTCAGTTGTATTATCGTGCTCCACCGAGTATCAGCACGGGTTGCTTCTTAGTGCGTCAAAAGCCAATCGAAACCAATGACACCCCCATATCAAAGAACAAGTTCATAGTTAAATGATTAACTAATTCATTACAAACATAATAAAACTTTTTGAATTATCCAAATTATTTTTTTGAAAAAGAATAAAAGAATCCATGAGATAACTGACTTCTATTTATGAAATGAATTAATTTATTACCTCTAAGTTCTTCATTCTCTTCAATTTTTTCCAAAGTTCTATAAAAATAAGATACACCTTTATGTAAATCAGCATCATTTTGTATAAAAAATATACATTCCTCAAGAGAATAAGCTGCCCAATCTATATTAGTGTAATTATTTTCATTTTCATCTGCTTTATAGTATATGTGTAAAAAATCAAATATATTTTTGTGAATATAAATATTATCCTTAAATCCATTTACAGAAATTTCAAGAATATTCTTCTTATCAGATTTAATTTTACAAACATTAGAGGTTATATTCCAACCTCTCTGTCTATCGCTCCAACATATAGAAACAACTTTAAACATAAAATTGTGTTCAGTTTCGGATATATATTGAAGTGCATTTGTATATACAATGCTGATTTTGGTTGGTTAGAAAAATAATTTTAAATAATGGGAAAAATTAAGTTATTCCAAGAGTTTCATAATTTGAGTGAAACGAATTTTCCAAGAATTGCAAGGGCTATCAAGGGGAATGTTGAATCAATAAGTTCTATTGGTATCATGAGTGCAGAAAACCCTATGGGTGAAAAAGCATCTAAAGAATATAACGATTATATGCAATCTAAACTAAAATCCGTACTTCGTGAGAAGAATTATGGATTCCACGAAGTTCTTGGAAAGTATGGTAATTACGAAAATTCTATAATCATACCGAACATAAGTAAAAATCTAATGATGCACTTATGTCAGCAATTTAATCAAGAATCAGTTATATGGGGAGAAAGAGTAGATGATAAGACGATAAAATTCTATTTCATCAATAATGATGGTGCTATTGCTGATACTGTTGAAGAAGTATTTTTAGGCATTGATGCTCAAAGTCGAGAAGATTTTTATACTTGGGTAAAAGGTCGCAAATTCTATATCCCTTTCTTTGAAAAAGTTGAAAAAGAAGAAGAAACAAAAGAATATAAGAAATTCAATAAGCCTAATGTTTATTCTCGACAAATGAAAAATCCTAAAGAGATTTTCTACTTTGGAGACGATTATTAATTTGGCTATCAATAAATGTTCTATTGAATATTGCCCAACCCTCCATTATAGTTTTTGCTGAATCAGGAAATTTTACATCATTAGGTATTTCAAAAAAAGCATGCAAGTCAAAACCTTGCATAGCATTTGCTTTTCTTAACATAAATCCAATCTCTTTTCTTGAAGATTTTTCAAGAACTTTGTAGTCACTTGTGTTAAATGCTTCTAATACAACGACTTCATCCGAGTATCTTTTCATAATTTTTATTAGTTAATACTAAAATTTTTTTTCTTATTTGCGTTACAATAACTATACAAAGTTAACAATAAAAAATTAATTTACCAAATTAAAAAAAAATCTTGTTTGTAATGGTTAAATTTACGATATTGTGAAACCAAATAAGCACATCCCAATATTAAAAAATATATTTACTAATAATAATAAATACTTATGAAATCTCACTTAATCCCTTATGTGATTGAACAAAGTTCAAGAGGAGAACGTTCTTATGACATTTTCTCCAGATTATTGAAAGAACGAATTATTTTTTTAGGAACTGGTATAGATGATGATGTATCATCTATTGTCATAGCTCAACTTCTATTTTTACAATCCGAAGATCCGACAAAGGATATATTCCTTTATATTAATTCTCCAGGTGGTAGCGTAAGTGCAGGTATGGCAATTTATGATACTATGCAATATATTAAGCCAGATGTATCTACTATTTGCGTAGGTATGGCTGCATCTATGGGGCAAGTTTTACTTACTGCTGGTGCAAAAGGAAAACGATTTGCATTACCTCATTCAAGAGTAATGATGCATCAACCATTAGGTGGTACACAAGGACAAGCATCTGATATTGAAATTTACACAAAAGAAATGATTAGAATCCGTGAGTCTCTTTATAGTGTTATCTCTAAACATACAGGTCAAAGTATGGAAAAGATAAAAAGTGATGCAGATAGAGACAACTGGATGTCAAGTGAAGAAGCTCTTAAATATGGTATAATAGATAAAATTCTATAATTAAGTGCAATTATCTTTGATTTGATATATAATCTATACAATATGTATATGTTAAATTACATATTAAAACTTTAATAAAGACATAAATCATAAGGACCATATATGGACGGAAATTTCACACCAGGACTTCAAGAAGTAATCAGATATTCTAAAGAAGAAGCATTACGATTGGGTCATAATACAATCTATATTGGACATCTATTATTAGGTATTCTTCGTAGAGGAGAAGGTGTAGGTGTAGATGTATTAAAAGCACTTCAAGTTGACTTTAAAAAACTTAAAAATTGTCTTGAAAAAGAACTAAACGATACCCCAATACATATATCTATAACAAATATTCCACTTTCTAAAAATGCAGAAAAAGTTTTGAAAGTAACTTATTTAGAATCAAAACTCTATAAATCTGAAAAAATAGGTAGTGAGCATTTGATTCTTTCTATTTTGAGAGATGAAGATAATGAGGCAACAAAATGTCTTTATAATCAAGATGTAAATTATGAGACTTTTAGAAAAGAACTTGATAATTTTGTTAGTTCTGATGATAGCGGTGCATTATATGACAATAGCAATACAAAGCCATCATATAGTTCTAAATATCAAAAAGGTAAGTCGAATACTAGCAATTCTAAAAGTAAAACTCAAGTATTAGACACTTACAGTAGAGATTTAACAAAGTTAGCTATTGAAGGAAAGTTAGATCCTGTAATTGGAAGAGAAAATGAAATAGAAAGAGTTGTTCAAGTTATTGCTCGTAGAAAAAAGAATAATCCTGTTTTAATAGGAGAGCCTGGTGTAGGTAAAACAGCGATAGTTGAAGGACTTGCTTTAAGAATAGTAGAAAAGAAAGTTCCAAGAGCACTATTCAATAAAAGAGTCGTTTCTCTTGATTTAGGTTCAATGGTTGCAGGAACCAAATATAGAGGTCAATTTGAAGAGCGTATGAAATCTATCGTTCAAGAATTGGAAAAATCAGAAGATGTAATTCTTTTTATAGATGAATTGCATACTCTTGTTGGAGCGGGAGGTGCTTCGGGTTCTCTTGATGCAGCAAATATGTTAAAACCAGCATTAGCAAGAGGAGAAGTTCAATGTATAGGTGCTTCTACACTTGATGAATATAGAGAACATATTGAAAAAGATGGTGCATTGGATAGAAGATTTCAAAAAATAATTGTTGATGCTCCAACTTTAGAACAAACACTTGAAATACTTAATAGTGTTAAAGAAAAATACGAAAGCCATCACGGAGTAAGTTATTCTGATGAAGCTGTTACTGCTTGTGTAAAATATGCAGATAGATATATTACTGATAGATTCTTCCCTGATAAAGCATTTGATGTTCTTGATGAATCTGGAGCAAGAGTAAGATTGTCTAATGTCAAAATACCAACTGAAATTTTAGAAATTGAAAAGGAACTTTCTGAAATCAGTTTAAGTAAAAATGCAGTTATAAGAGAACAAAAATTTGAAAAGGCTGCTGAATTGAGAGATAAAGAAAGAAATCTTCAATCTAAAGCTGATGTATTAAAAGAGAAATGGGAAAAATCAATGGATAAAGAAAGACAAGTAGTTACTGAAGATGAAGTAGCGAAAGTTATATCCATTATGACAGGAATCCCAGTAAGCAAAGTTTCTCAAGATGAAGCCAAAAGATTGCTAACATTAAATGACGAATTGAAAAAACGAGTTATCGGTCAAGATGAAGCGATTGATGTCCTCTCTAAATCAGTAAAGCGTTCAAGAGCAGGGTTAAAAGACCCATCAAGACCTACTGGTGTATTTCTATTCACTGGACCTACTGGTGTTGGAAAAACAGAACTTGCAAAAACTTTGGCAAAACATCTATTTGACTCCGAAGAATCTTTAATCCGTGTCGATATGTCCGAATATATGGAAAAGTTCTCCGTAAGTAAATTGATTGGAGCACCTCCAGGTTATGTAGGATATGAAGAAGGTGGTCAATTAACTGAAAAGGTAAGACGAAAACCATTCAGCGTTGTTCTTTTAGATGAAGTTGAAAAAGCACACCCAGACGCTCTGAATACATTGTTACAAGTGTTTGATGATGGTCATTTGACAGATGGTCTTGGAAGAAAGGTTGATTTCCGAAATACGATTATCATTATGACTTCAAATGTAGGTCAAAGAGACATTAAAGCAGGTGGAAGTTTAGGATTCTCAACCAATAAAGATGAGAGTAATGATGCACACATTAAAGAAACTATTGATAGTGCGATTAAATTGAACTTCTCTCCTGAATTTATTAATCGTTTGGACGGAATTGTTTATTTCAAGAAATTGAATAAGGAATCGATGATTAATATTATTGATATTCAAATTGCCAAACTTGAAAAGCGTTTGGAAGAAAAAAATATCAAATTATCAATTCCTAAAAATGCTAAAGAGTTTTTGGTTGAAAAGGGTTTTGACGATAAATATGGAGCAAGACCTCTCCGTAGAATGATTCAACAATATCTCGAAGATCCTCTTTCAGAAGAAATACTACTCGGAAATGCTAAAGATGGTTCAAACATAAAGGTTAAAATTGATAAGAAAAATGATAATCTTGTCTTTAGTTATTCAGCAGAAAAAGTAGAAACAGAATAATTAGTTCCCATATGATAAAATCCCCTTAGATTTACTTGAGATTTCTAAGGGGATTTTTTATAACAATAACATTCTTATTTAATAGTATGGATTATCATTTTTTGTGTATCCATTCAATATATTGACTAAAATGCTTATTTACTGAATTCGGATATTCATTCTTAAAAACCACCTTGATTATTCCTGCCTGAATAATAGATTTAGTACAATGTTCGCATGGCTCGTGAGTGCAATATAAAGTGGAATTTTTACGAAGTGAAGGATCAACAGAAAGTATTGCATTAATTTCAGCATGAACTGTTCTTATACATCTTCCTTCTTCATTTTTAAGACATCCTTCATCTATACAATGAGGCATACCTTTTGGTGAGCCATTATATCCTGTTGCAAGGATTCTATTATCTTCAGCAACTAAAACACATCCAACATTTAATCGTAAGCATGTAGATCGACTTGCTACTTTTTCTGCTATATCTAAAAAATAATCTTCCCATTCAGGTCTTTTTAACATTGGTATATCTCCTTAATGCAATCTTTTTATATTGTTTTGCAGGTAGTGGTATAAATCCATGTGCGATTTCAGGTCTCATTCCTATCTTCCATCCATATTTATCTATAAAATATGAGGAAGCAAATTCAGATTCAATCTTGTTTAGGTGTAAATGTTTTCTTAAGAAGAAACATAACCATAAATTAAAGCAATCTCTTTCATAAATACTCCAAGTATGTAAAGTGTTCCAATTAAGGTTTGAGAAGAATCTCCTTTCATACTCTATTCCAATCACAAAACATAGATTCTTTAGTATAATAATCTCTAATTCATTGTAAAATATAGAGTTCATTGAGAGGAATAATTTTAAAATTATATCCTATATATTAAAAATGCGGTTTATTTCAAGAGTAAATCTGATTTGAACCGCATTAGCATGATGTAATAAAAAGGAGAACAAATATAATCAATTTTTATTAAATGTCAATCTTGAAATTTAATAGTAGAAAGTAATTCATAATTTGTACCAGATTTTGAAATAACTAGTAAAGGCTTATTTGCCATTCTCGTTATTCTTATAGCGTGAGCAGTTCCTTTAGAATCCCCATCCCAGAATGCTACAATTAAATCTGAACCATCTATCACATTTATATTTCTTAAATAACTTGCTTCTTTACCTTTATTAGTCCAATCAGCATAACATACCTTAACATCTAACTGATTATTTTTACCCCATTTTTGAGCAATCATATCGGGTCCAATAGAATCTCCTGCTATAATTCTATCAAATGGTCCAAGTTCTTTATGAAGTCTATCAAGCCATGCAAAAATTAAATCTCTATCGCTGAAAGTTCTTGAACCTACTACTCCTAAATTTAATTGTATTGAAGAATCCTCTTGGAATTTTATCATAAATCTTAATAATTTTTGCGTAACTATATAGTTATTTTGTGATGGAAGAAACTCTATCAATTAGAAGAGTTGGGTAATTATTTTCTGATGTTTCTTCATATTCAATTACAATAGGTTGATTTTCTGTAAATCCACTAAATCTATAAAAATGTTCATATTCAGAATATACTAATATTTCATTTTGTATAGAGTTTGGACTAATCAAACCATGTGCAATTCCATCATCTTCCAATATCAAAGGGTAAATTCTTCGATTGGTTTTTTTGTAATTAAACTTAAACATAATTACTTACGAGAACTTAAAGGATAGTTGAAAAATTACCATAAATCTTCGCCTGCGTAAATCTTATCTACAAGATGCGCTGATTTATAGTCATTTGTAGTTACAGCATTTTCATCATGAGACTTAAAAGATATTTTGACAAACTTGTAGTCAAATAATGATATATCTGGGTGATGATCAATTTTATTTGATAGAGTTGCTATACTATTAATAAATAAAATAGCAGAATCAAAGTCTTCAAATTTGAAAACTCGGTAGATTTTATCATTATCAAACCCCCAATTCTTCAAATCTGTTTTGTTTGTTTTATCAAGATATTCTTTATAATTCTTAAATATTGGCATAGTCTAAATCATTTTACATAGGTATATATTTGAAAAGCCCATCATATTTTACGATGGGCTTCCAAATTTAGAAATTTTGATGAAAATTATTCGTAAGAGAAATTATTTACTGAGGAATAATCACCAGATAAAAGCACTTTGACATGCTTTGCTACGATGTCACCATCAGGTTTCTTATAAACTTGAAACTCAACAGCGTCTCCAACTTCAATATTATCAAAACTTCTTTCTAACAAATCTTTAGCATGAAAAAAGATATTATTAGGGGGATAAGTTATGAAACCATAACCATTTTTTATAGAATGAATTTCAGATTCTAAACGCTTTTCTGAATCATATTCAACTTCTACATCATCATCAAAGGTTCTCGTATCAAAAAATTTATTAGATTTATTCGCAAATTTATTTGCTGACTGATAAGTGTCTTTAGAATCCTTTTCTACTTTTTGAACAATCATATTCTTAAAATCTTCTTGATTTACTTCATATTCATTTGCTAAATCAATATGAGAATTGCAACTTTCAATTAAGTCTT